CCGCATACTTTTCATTCTTTTGAGATCTATTCTTGGGAGGAATAACTATGTTCCTCTTCTTTAAATAATTGTAGATGATGGTGTCCCACATCCGCACCTGATAGAACACATCACTATAATTGACCTTAGCATCATATGCCATAGTCAAAGCAAGTTCGATCAGTTTCATCTTGTCTTCCAGACGGTCAACAAGTTCCACGTCAATTATATTATATTCTATAAACTTCTGCCAACCATTTGTGTAGAAGTCCTTAAACGTATCAAACTCAGAGTGGTCTAACTTCTGCTGACCCAACTCTACCTTTGCAATATAATCCAACCTATAAGACTCTTGTGCCTTATAAGTAAACTTCTTATAGAGATCTAGATAATCTAACTGCGTTACACCACCCACATCAAATGTGATATGAGTACGTCCCATGATATGAACTTCACCTTCACTTACCAGTCCCCAAGGAGAGAACCTCTTCATCAACTTCTCACCAAGAACTCGATCAAGACGTTTACAAATATAAGGTATATCAAATAACTGTATGTTCCATCCAGTAATCACATCTGGAACATCCTGCATCCAATAGTTTATGAATGATGTAAGTAATTCATACTCCGTAGGGCAATAATTATATGTTACATTCTTCTGTTTGTTATTAAAAGGTTTACTTCCCCAAGTAATGATCTGCTTAGTTGTATAGTCTTGGATTGTGATTGCCAGAATCTCTTCGACGCACGACTCCACATTAGGGAAACCTTGCTCAGACGTAGTTTCAATATCCAAAGTAACAAGCTTAATTTGAGATATGTCAAACTTGACTTCATCTTCTGGGTATTTCTCTGAGATATATTGATAAATGTATCTGTCATTGCCATAAATCTCAAATCCCTCCACCTCATCATATCTTTTATAGAACTCTCTACAATCTCGTACCGATCCTGGATTAATTGCTTCAACTGCTTCTCCATTCAACGTTTTATATTTAGTCTTCTTCTTCGACTTAACAAATAGAGTCGGAAAGAACTCATCACGATGTTCATACCTTCTACCATTCTCAACTCCTCGTACCAAAAACTGATTTCCGATTAGTTGAACATTGGTGTAGAATTTCATTCTTCAATAGGTGTTGCAGGTGGTAGTGCTGGTGGGGCAAGAAGATCCTCATACTTTAAAAGTAATTGAGGAGTTGGATCTACTAACGTAAGTATCTTATCAGATCCCATCATAAATGTAGTCTCCCTTGTGACACTTCCTAAAAATGGTTCAAGGGTTTTGTCCTTTGTGATAACAAAAGGATTAATTAATTTGCAATCAGGTTCTCCAATATCAGCAGAACCGACTTCTTCTATTTCACTAATCAGAATCTGTCGATTTGCTAGTGCTAGTATCTTTACTTCTTTTGCCATGATTTACGATGTCCTCGACATACATTTGTTTTAATTTATCTATGGGTTCTACCATAGTGATTAACCAATCAGCAGTAACTGGTATTGTATCTTCTTTGGAAAGTGGCATCCAAGGAAATAAAGAAACTGCAAATCCTGCCTTTGCAGGTCCATCATTTTCTTCTGAGAGAACATTCGGATCTCTCATCTTTACGATACAAGGTTTATTAAGAAAATATCCAACTACCCTCCTATCATTCTTATCGCCTGATCCCATTTCAGTGACATCGGCAATAACGTCTTCGCCAGATTTTAAGAGTAGTAACTTAACAGTCATAACACATATCTACGTACAACCATTCTACCAATAAAAAAGAGGGGTGTCAACTGGATTGTGCCAGTTACCCCTCTAATTGCGGCGAACGATATTCAGTTATATTTATAGATACTCTTTGCGAGAGTGATGTTCAGGAACTACTTTTCCCAGTTCCACGGTAAGGAGTCCGTCTTCAAACTTGACGGATCCAACCTTCGTATCGTCTGAGATCGTCCAAACTCGTTGGAAGGAACGTTGGGCCAATCCTTTGTGGAGAAATTCTCCATCTGTTTCCTTATCTTCTTTTTGGCCTTCCACATATAGTTTTCCAAACTCCGTGTAGACCTTAACTTCTTGTTGTTTGAAACCAGCAAGAGCGAGTTCCAATCTCGATAGTACATTATTTACTTGTATTAAATTATATGGAGGATAGTTTGAAGTTGTATCCATATCCCAAAAACGATTGAGATAGTCATCCATTCCTATGCTGTTCTTTGTAATCTTATCAAACAGATCTGGAAGATTTGCAGCATGATACCTGGCTAGGTTAGTCATAGTAGTTCTCCTTTTAAAGCGAGTGTTTAGTTTGTGTCCCTTACGGCGACATAACTAATTATACACGATCCCTTGAAAAGGTAGGTGATGATTTCCGATTAAATCTCTTCGGTTTTCTACCATGCATATGAGTAAGATAGAAATTTGTATAGTTAACGATCACCAAAAGGATTAATAATATAGTGTTAACCGTCATTCTTTTTCAGTCTTCCCCTTCTTTCCAATATTATATTTCTGCTCCAAAATCCAATCTCCCTTATCTTTAAAAGAAAGAACTTTGATTTGATTAAGAGGGGCAACCATCTCCACTGCTTCTGCTTTAACTACAGATATAAGACCCCAATCGGCAAGAAGACGAGCAATACGATTCCTACGCTGTACATCATTAGCAGTAAGGTTAGCATGTTTGCCATCAAGAGCAAACAGTTCCTTAAAATGTACAATATAATATTTTCCCTGCTTGTGCAGTATATGACAACTCTGATATAATTTCTTTTCCTTTCTTGATGCTACACCAATTCTTGTGAGAGTTTCTCTTACTTTTAAGAAATCATCTGGCTCGTTCAGAGTCACTTCTACCATTTGATCTTGCGACCATTGTACAGTAGGTTCTACGGTGGAACTAGTCATTTCGATCCTCCAATGTCAAGTCGTTGTTTAATAAAATCCAGTTGTTGGTTTGTCAAAATTTTCAGTGCTTGAGATGCTTTCTCATTACTATAACCATAGTATTGTTTCACACATTGGAGATCCGTGACTTTATCCTTTCGGAGCCAGGGCGAAAATCTCTTCTTTTTCCTAAGTGTATTTAGATAAAAAGAATATTGCATATCTTTATCTAGGAATGAATACTTATTCATTTCATTAGCAAACATCACACAATCGAGATGTCCAGACAAGCAACGATTAATTATATATGGAGGATAATCTTTTATAGCAGAAGGATCTTCTTCAATAAGATCCTGCTTATTGAAATTGATAGAATTTAACCAGTCTTTTAATTCCAATGTCTTATGACCCCTGCAATAATAAAACAGTTAGTAATGAGATAAGAAAAGAAAATAATAGAACGTACCAAAACAACGTGATTGTCGTATCGTTTAGTTCTTTCATCAGCGAAACTACCCAGTGCATACTTCCATATCCTCCAAAGTTTTTTCATAGTAAATGAAAGGGATCAATTTGCTCACTATACTCATCAACATCTCTAAGAAGATTACTATATCTTTCATCATCTTGTGCAAGTTGTTGCTCCCCCTTAGTAGTATAATGCATAATAATAGGATTGAAGAACTCTTTATGTTTCTGTTCTATATACCCCTGAGTCACGTCCTGAATGCCGAAGAGACCACCAATAACACCAATCCTACTCAGTATAACCCACATAGCATATTCATCGTATATACGAGGATTAGGAACTGGATAAGGAATCTTACTATCCTTTATCTTAAACATCAACTCCACTAACTCACCTAAACGATCTATTATATCTAAATGAAGTCCATTATTAAATAACATCACACCCATACAATATTTGTATATCTGGGTTGTCCCACCAGCATCTACAATACACTGATCCACATAATCAAGTGCCTTCCGTATATCCTTTCCTCCACCAGTATTAGGATCATGTCGAAAACCAAACTCCTCTCTACCAAATACCTCTGCATAGTTATAATGATCAAAAAGATATTGAACATCTCCATAGAAGAGAGTATCTGAATCTACATAAAGAATATTAGCATTATCAAACTCTCCACTCCTCTTATCAAAGAATTTAAGATTATGCCATCTATAAATGAATAACATTCCATGAGTATGTGATTTTTCAAAAGGTAATATTGTTACATCATACTCCAAAGAGAAATAAGGGGGAATAATCTCAGGGTCATCGCAAAACAAATAAACAGGTATTTCATTATTAAACTTTCTAAGAGAACTAATACTATGATCAAAACGTTTTAACTCATGATTATTTACATGATCATAGTGACTTGTTTTATACGAGTAATAAACAATATTATTCATAGTTAAAAAGTAGTAATTCCTTTCTTTCTTGTTGATCTTTCATATATTCACCAACTGAACGCATAGTATAAGTTAAATTAAACTCTCCTGCCTTCCAACCTTTAAATCTATCTTTAACAAGTTGATCTGAATTATAACTGATTAATTGATGTACTGAACTTTGACTACAATCTTCTGCAAATTGATCATGATCAAATCCTTTATGCATCGCACCCTTCTTACCATAAAGATTATCCTTAATATCATAAGGAGGGTCTAGATACATAAACAATCCATCATGAATATCTGTTCGGAAACAATACTCATAAGAATATGAATTAATATGCCAATGTGATATTATTTGAGAATATTCTGGTAATTTTTCAATACCTCTCATAGAGAAGTTAGAAACGGATGCTTGCTTTGAAAAAGATGAACTCTCGGTTAATCCACTAAAAGAACATTTATTAACAATATAAAACGCTGCTGCTCTTTCTATAGGATCAAAACTACTATCATTAATAACTTCTTTTGAATTAAGAAAAAGTTCTTGTGCAGGAAACTTTGTACCCTTTTCTGTTCTTAGTTCTTTTGAAGGATTAGGATGATTAATCTTATAATCTATCAACTTATTAGTTAACTCATCACCAAAAGTTTGCAATTGAGTCCAGAAATTTATAAGGGGTTCATAAAGATCATTAACAGTAATTTTTAAATGTGGATACATCTTAGTCATATGTATCGCAACACTACCACCACCTAAAAATGGTTCACGATATTCTACATACTTTCTCATATCTGGAAAGTATTGTGCCATCTTAGTTACAGCACGAGACTTACCGCCTGGATATCTAAGTGGAGTTTTTAGTCCTTTCTTGCTCATAGTTTAAATGCAACTGAATTGCATTTTCAAATTTAGTATAAGTTGGTTCGTGCAAAGCACAATACTCACTAAAGGTAATCATCATTTCCTTACGTGATAGATTACAATGTTTTGCTGCTTTCGGCAAGTTCCATTTTGCTGAAAACAACATCTCCATTGCTTCTCTTGTTTCAAGTCTCATTAATAAAATCTTTCATAAGGAGTGTTATTTACTTGCACTTCAATAGTATCAAAGATTCTATTTAAAGAACGAGCAAACATTCTATATCCAGACCCAACATAGACTTGACCTGCTACCACAGAAAATGTTGCAATACCCCAGAATAGATAATAAAATCTAGACTTTACTTGATTCCTTACTTTCTCTTTTGAGATCATTTTGTTTCCTCCAATAATGAATGAGTGTGTTCAATTCAGAAATTCGCTCTTCAGCATTTCTGATTTTTTCTTCAAGGTTAGTTTTCATTTGAATTTACACTCTACCATGATTTCTGTTAAACACGCAAGCATATTTATCTCTTGATCCGCAACAAATGCTATTTGATATTGATATTTCGCAATAACAAGAACGGCAGCAGGAATAGTGCTAGGGACAAGGGATTCGTATAGACTATCATAAATGCGACGCAATAATACAGCAGGATCATTGTCCAAGTTATTGACACACCATTTACGTACTTCTGGAAAGTTTTTTTCTT